AGTTAATGGCTATAGTGCCATCCATTATTTTTTCTAGTTCATTCATAAAGTAATTAAATTTAATTTTTCTTTAATTATAATTACAATTTTTAAGTGATTTTTACTATTAAGTAATAGAAAGAAGCTTGTTTACATCAAATCTTAACGTCTGATTAGCTGTCCCAGCTTTTATTATTTCTATATTACCAGTTATAGTTGCTATTCTACTTGTATTTTCTATTGTTAATGTAATCCCGTTTTCTAAAGTTTGAACAGTATCCATTGTCCAATCACCATCACCAGTTGCTCCACCACCACTAGTAATAAGTGGGCTTTGTACAGAAGAATCGATACCTATGCCACTAACTCTAGATATATTATTAATAACACCTTCTTTGCTATTAACGTCTATCACAGCGTGAGCACTAGTAGCTTCTCTAGTTGTAGTTGTTGGAGCCGTTAACGCAATAGCCAGATTTGTAAACTTAACATCCCAACCATACACTCTTAGTATTTCATTTTCACCATAACCCCCGATTTTTAAGGTAGTTCCACCAATAGCTAAAACTTGTTGTTTGTTAAAAATAATATTACCCTCTTGAACAGTAACCAACCCTTTTACTATTGTTGGCTTTTTACTTAGCGTATCTAAAGCAGGCCTTTCGTTTTTTATAATTATCTCCTCGTCTTCAGTATCAGGGAATATTGTTATTGTATCTTGATATTTCCCTACCACCGTATCCGTTGCAATATTATCTCCTGCAAGCACAATCATTCCTTCTTTTAGTTTATCAACATAATTATTTATAGGCCAACTATAATTCATTTGATTACTAAACGTCAGTGGTAAATCATCTGCTATAGATATTGATTCAGATATAGTAAAAGTTTTTTCACTACCCTCACTTACTGCAGTTACTGTTACTGTAGTAGCAGCAAGCGCTGCGTTGCCTAATACTCTATCACCTACCGTCGCTATAGTACTTGAGACAACATGGGTTGTTACTGTTTGGCCAGTACTTGCTCCATTTACAGTAGTTCCTCCTTCTGAAGTCGAATCTGCCTCTGTGGTAATACTTGGATATATATTTTCTCCTGGTAATGCTACCGGGGCAGCGCCAACCACTGGTTTAATAAAAGATAAAATATCGCTAGCTGCAGGCTGTTTTAAAATTCTATACGCAGCAACTACAGTAGCTGTACATGTAAGAGAGAAAGATGTCTTATCTTCGGATTTTCCTCTATTAGTAGAAACAGTAGCGGTTGCAAATGTACCTGTCACTGCCCCGCCAATACTATAACCCTGCATTGTTAATGTTAAATCCTCATATTGATAAATAACTTTTTGTAATAATAAAGAACCAGAACCCGTAGATGAATTTATGTCGATGCTACCATCTCCAAACCTTACTTCATTATAATTAGCGTGTTTCGTACCCGGTTCTGCAAATAAATAAATATCATATTGATTACCATCGTTATCACTAGGGAAAACTATATCACGCGAGTAAGACCCCTTCCGAATTTTCCCATTTTCTAATCTAGTTCTTATAGTTTGAAAAGTGTCGGTTACAAAGTTGTAATACTGACCAGCATCATTTTTAATCTCTAAACTAAAAGCAGCACCATCACTTCCCTTTACAGAGAAAGACCTAGTTTCGCCAGCTTGTTTTATATCCGATAAATCTAAATCAAAACTATTTATAGTTTTTGGAGCTGATAATTTCCCAAAAGGGTCTGGTATGTTTGTCGGGTCATAACCCCGGCAATCTGAACAGTTTTCGAATTGGTTTGATTGAAAAGGCTGCTGTCTATAAGAAAACATGGGCCAATTTCCAATATAGTTATTTTGGGAGTCAAGGGGTCGTAGATCCATTTTGCCTAATCCTTTATAAATATAACAATCTATTGAGTTATAGTCTTCAAAATCTACCCCAAAATCCTCCCAATCTCCTGGGGAAGCAAAAATTGTAGAACCACCTGTAAATCTTTGTCCAACTACACGTACAACATCACCCACAGAAGGTTGCCCTACTTGATTATAAAACATATTTAGCCAATGTGTATAACCCGCATGCGCGTTGGGTAAATAATAGTATGGTGGATTGGGATTTGGGGGTAGCGGGGTACCGTTTCGATATAGAATCTCAACCTCAGCCCCTACTAAATTTGATACCGAAGAAAGCCCCGGTGGTAATTTCTTACCGCATATCGCCCACTTATGAACCATTGGACGGTTAGGAGATGTAGGATTTATAGGGGGACCAGTTGTTAACATAGAACTATTAGCCATAAGTGTTCCGTCTGGCATATAATGATAGCCAGGAGGAGCTATTTTTCCTTTAATCTTTATTTTACTAGGTTTATTGTGATATGCCATTTATTATTTTATTTATTTACTACTTTCAGAAAGTTCTGCCCCAACAGAGAATAGTTCTACTTTCTCCCTTGAATTATTTACAAATTTTATCTCCATATAATAACCAATTAGACTAGTGGTATTAGCTTTTTTATCTTTACTAAACGTTATAAAAGATCCCGGTTGAGGGGTTATTGGGTCTCCATTAGCGTTATACAAGTCACAAAGTACTGTTATGGTTGATATATCACCATTAGACAAGTCTGCGTTTACTATCTCAGTAATCTTACCTAATTCAATTGTAGTCGAAGTACTACCTGTACTATAAGCAGTAGATGAAGCCCCTATAGTACTGACAGGGGTATAATATACCATATCCCCAACTTGGGTTGATATATTTATAGCGGTGTTAAAGTCTAATGATAGTGCAAATGCCATAGTTTAATTTTTAAGGTTAAGATGATGGTACAATAAATACCGTAGAATACGCCCAGCTTGAATAAACAGTCCCAGGAGAATCATCACATTGGGTTCTAACTCTGAATTGAAGCTCTGCATTAACAGGATAAGAAACATTATTCCCTGAATATAGGGTTATTGTAGTAGTGCTAAGCCCAGTTGTTTGGTTAAACGTTAAGGCGCTTGGTAAAATGGTGTAAATAGTTGTCCATACCCCATTATTTATATCTACACCTAGAACCCCCACCTCATAAGTCAAAGCTTCACAAGCTTCCTTGAGGACTACATCAATCGTAACAGCAAAACCTGAAACTATTACCGCATTTTTAACGGTCACTGGAGTAGGGGAGGCGCAAGTTAAACAACAATTTCCATCATCACAAGTAGCAGATGCGTTATAATTTAATGCGGTTGGGTTAGTACAACCGTAATCTGTTAAGCAACTACTATCATCACAAGAAGCAGATGCGTCATAGTTACATGCTGTAGGATCAGTACAACCAAAAGTCCCATAACAAGAACCATCATCACATGTGGCTAATGAATTATAGTTACAATATGCTGGATCATCACAACCTAGAAGACCAACACAACTTCCATCATCACAAGTAGCTGATGCATCATAGTTACATGCTGTAGGATCAGTACATCCATAAATAGTGTTACAAGAGCCATCGTCACATGTGGCGGATGAATTATAATTACAAGCTGTAGTATCCATACAACCATAAACAGTATTGCAAGAACCATCATCACAGGTTGCTAATTGGTTATAATTACATGCATTTGGATTCGTACAACCCCAAACATAACTACACGAACCGTCATCACAAGTAGCTGTAGCATTATAATTACATGCTGTAATATCTGTACATCCATAAGCTGTTAAGCATGAACCATCATCACAAGTAGCTGCAGAGTCATAATTACATGCTGTAGGGTCAGTACATCCATAGTCTGTTAAACAAGAGCCATCATCTACAGTGGCGTTTCCGTCATAATTACATGCAGTTGGATCAGTACAACCAGGATAGACACATTGGGAGTCGTCAGGGAAATCAAAGGTACCACCATTCCCAGCAGCAGCATCATTACACCCTATAGTATAAGTTTGGCTGATGGCTTGTATTTGGCATGAAGTCGTCCCAAAAGAAGTAAAAGGATTAATCTCCCAGTCTACAGTAATGAAAGGGATTCCTATAGGCACTTGCATTACGCTGAAAGTTATATTTACATAATGCTCAGCAGGGGGATTTGTATGTACACCAAATTGTCCAGGTGAGGATGTTTTATCGTATATAACTACTCCGTTATCATCTTTTACCTCTACATACATCTCGTAAGCATCAGGATATCCCAATGCATCAACACCCACAGAGTATGCGGTATTGAGAAGATCAACACTTAATTTAACAATATTAGTATTAAAAGCACCACCTCCTCCTGGGTAGGTCCCTACTTGCTGGGATAATACTGGGCAATTATAAATACAACTCCCATCATCAGTATTTGCTAATGAATTATAATTTGTAGCCGCATAACTAGTTGGATCGCTATTAAAAATTCCATTATTATCTAGCGTATCATCAGTACATCCATCTACAACTGGAATACATGAACCATCATCGAAAGTTGCTAAAGGATTGTAGTTAAATGCTAAAGGATCTGTACAACCCCCTATAATAAGAGTAGTACAACTTCCATCATCAGCGACATAAGCACTTCCCCCACTAGCTACTGCCACAAGATTTGTAGCATCCCAGCAGTCGTTACAATATTCCGTATAAGCCGCATCTTTACAACCAGCACAAGTATCGTAGAAACATGAACCATCATCAGAAGTAGCTAATGGATCATAATTACAAGCTCCCCATGTTGTCATCGCCCCATAAACATCTACAGGTGTCATCCCAACAGCACCCAATGCCGTGTATGTTCCCGTATTATCTGTACAGCCAGGTATATCTGTAGTCGACACTGAATAAGTGTCTGTTATTCCGCTAGAGTTACTACAAACAAATCCAACTTCGAAAGTGTAATCAGTTCCTGCCGCTAAATTTATAGGAGGTGTGGTAGTGGAGAAACTTTGGAAACTACCACCGTCTATTGCCGTAATGTTACCTTGCCAGAATACAGCATTAGTATTAGTATCTGTAACTGTAAGGTAATAATCACCAGCAGCTTGAGGTTGATTTGTAGTAGGAGTATTCCATACTAAATCTAAACTTGTTGTTGTTATGTTTATAGCGTGTAACCCTGTTGTTTGTACACACCATTCACAACCATCGTAGAAAGGTTGTCCCGCAGCGGTAACGGCATCATCCCAATTATTAGCTGTTTGATCCCCACAGAATAAGCAAGTACCATCATTAATAGTCGCAAGTGGATCGTAAAGTGCCCCAGTGGACAATGTACAGCCATATATATCGTATGTACAAGAACCATTGTCAATATTCACCGTAGGGTCATAGTTAGAAGCTCCAGTGATACATTGGGTCCCAGTAGTATCGCAAGTTATAGTCCAATCATCCATGCAACCCGCAATAGATAGTATACAAGAACCATCATCAGTATTTGCAGTGGAATCGTAGTTAATATAAGTATCATATACAAAATTACCATCAACAGTTTGAGCAGCGTTAGTACACCCTAAAACAGTTGCAATACAACTGCCGTCATCTACATTGGCATTCGGGTCGTAGTTGGTAACACTAGGATAAGCGTCGTCTGGAACGTCCATCATGGAATCATCCGTACAGCCAGGATAAGTACATGAACCATCATCAGTATTAGCCGCTGCATCAAAGTTAGAAGCATTAGGATCAATACAACCATAAACCTTTGCAATACAACTACCATCAGGTAAATCGGCATTAGGATTATAATTTAAAGCAGTACTATCCATACAGCCAAATATACTTCCTATTGTAGCTTCTTGCAGTGACCCAATTCCTTGAATTGCAAAACTAGAGGTATCATAGTTTTCAACTACCCCTCCAGTATTTTCATTGTGTGTTACCGAAAGACCTTTAATATAATTAAACCATTTCCCTTCTTTCTCTATAAATTCTGGAATTCTACCCTTTTCTTTATTTGTTTCTATATTCTCAACGTACCACCCTTTTTTATCTTCTAAGTTATAAAACTCATTATCATTATGAACCCCTGTTGGAGTTACTCCAAAAGCATCATAAGTAGTATATTCTGTAAATTTGTTAACTTTAGATTGGCTACCTTCATAATTTAAAGTAGTAAACGATTTTATACTTCCAGGGAGTTCGTTTAATATAACAGTAAAACTTGAATCGCGCGGTAAGTAATAGAATGTATTTCTATCTACTGATTCATCATGATGCTTCCACAGTTTCCCATTTTTAAATGTATAATATTCATTAGCACAGCTGATAGCATTTTCAGGTATAAAAGATTTAAAACTAACCCAACCCTTAACATCCTCCCTAAATGAAACCGTTTTTGATGGAAAATCATTTGGATCTGCCGTTGTTGTCGTAGTCGTAGTAAAGCGATCTCCAGTAAAAGTAATGTGCAAAGATATACCGGCCGCAAAATTACATGCACTGTCACACATTATATTATTACTTAGTAGAATTACTAATTGTGCCCCACTATTATATACAGCAATAACCACTGTATCTGCGGGGAAAGCGTATCCAGATGTAGATGTCGTGACAGTGTCACCAATTTGAATACCAATAATAGGTGTTCGTATTTCATTTCCAGGTGCGGATATTATATCCCCAAACCCTGTCCAACTAAAAGGGTTGTTAGTGGTAGTCTCTTCAGTAGCGAATGTTTGTTTACCTATCTCTTTTAGCGTTATATTATACTCGTCTTTTTTATCATCATAACTACCAATTAAAGTATTAGTTAACTTTAAATTATCTTTAAACCAATCCTTCATGCCATGATTAGATATAGGTGTTAAGCCATCTCTTGATAATCTCATTACCACACCTCTAACTTTATCTGTAAAGTATACCCTATAGTTTTCCGACGCGAATGATTCTGGGTTTTTAGATATACCAAATTCGCCTGAAAATGGTATTGCTTGCCCTAATACATTATTAGTCGATGTTAACTGTGAATTTCCATCCGCATTATATACCGCATCTTTATTAGCTAGTATCTTTAAAATCTTATCTTCACATAGTGTAATTAAATCAGAATCCCTAGAATGAAGTTTCTGAATACTACCGTAAGTAGGATTTATATCTTTTGTTATTTTTTCCCCCGCAATAAATTGATTCAAGTTATTTACTCCCGACGTAGAGTTATACAATCCGGAGTATATTAGTCCATATTTTCGATGTTCCTCCTTATATTGATCTGCTAAAGTCATAGAGACTTTAACTCCGTTTGTTATAAACGGTTTATTATAAGTATCCCCAACACGATTAGATTCCACTCCATTATTAAAAGACCAACAATTAAACCAAGATAATGAAATACTTTCAGTCACTGGTATTATCTCTAATTTTACAACTACATTAAAGCCAGTATTTACACCAGTCCCAAGCTCAAACGGGAAGCCATAATAGAGAGGTACATGCCCAGTTATAGAACTGCCATCAGGAGCAGTAAACTTAAATAGTCCCCCAAGAACCTCCGCCAAAAGAACCTCATTTGATAAATGAAAATACTGTCCGTCAAATTGTGTTACAATGGTATCTACAGGGAATGTCCCGACACTCCCATCTAAGCTAAACGTAGAACCTATAGGAATAAAATCAGTAATATTATCATTCGTGATCTTCGTTGGTATCTTATTAGTTGCTTCATAATATATGTCAAGATCAACATCTTCTTTTGGCTCGGTTTCAAATATAGCTGGGTTTCTACTAATAAGGTTAGGTCCCTCAACTTCAAATGGTTCTACAAATTCTAGCTGCCCTTTAGTCGTCTTAGTTATTAGTTGCATTTTAGTATTTGTAGAAAGATCATCTGCTCCTTCGAATACTTCGTATTTTATCGTATATCTAAGCCTTTTATTATGTTCATCCATAATATCAACCAGTTGGGTATTGTAAGGATTATTCTGCAAAGACAAGTAGGCGGTATCGGTATTCGCAGGAAGTCCTAAGCTCAGCAATGCATAAAACTCAACACCACTATTAGTCACGCTATAAGTTACCCTCCCTCTATAGTTATATAGCCTTTCGGGATAAGCACCTGTAATAATATAAATAGTAGTGTCATCTTTTATTCGAAAATATTTCCCTGGTTTCAGGTTGTCTGTGATCCCAGCCTCCCCCTCGGTGTATGAATTAGAGCTATTACCTACATTCCAATTTATATTGTGGTTAGGGGTCACGTTAGCTTTTAGCTCGGAGTATGATAAATGAAAAAATAAATCGGTACCGTCAGTATGTATTCCTTCGCTAAATACTACCCCTTCACTTAGTCCTGTCCCATTATAACTGAGGACTGTGGAGAAGGAGTTCGGTATCGTGTTGTAGTTCCCAGTAAAACATCCATTTCCCCCAGTCTCACAGCCATCATCTCCATACGGTATACACCCTCCTCCACTTTGAGGGCAACAATTACCACAATATTCCGCTTCTTGGGAATACCAATCACCCGTAACAGTCCACGACTGGTAGGAGGTGGTATCCGACCAGTCTGTCCCCGCGCCATCATCCGTGTTGGAGTTGAAAATATTATTATTATCACCTGGCTGCGTACCAGCATAAGAGGTTTCGTCAATAAACCATTTTCCATGAGTATGGTCATCATCAAACTTTAGGTTTTCAACCCAATCATCATGTGTTTTACTTGCATCATTACCCGTAGTACCATTTCCGCCACCAACGGCAGTAGCGTCATCGTCTGATAAGTAAAATAGGTCAGTAAATTCAGTAACTTTCCAATCCAAAGTAAGTTGTTTTTTAGATTTTACTTTATCCTCTATGATTAAATCCTCTTTTATTTTAACAAAAAACCTTCCATCAAATTCAGGTTTATTTAGAATTTCCTGTTTGAAAAAGTGTGGCTTTAATTGCCCACCATCTGCATAATTTGCCCATAAGTATCTTACTAACCAATCATCACTTTGGGGAATTACGGTACTTAAATGTACTACATACAAACCATTAGTATCATCATCCTCAATGCTAGTTACTAGGTATCTACTAGATATACGCTTAGATTCCTCCCCAGTTAGGTCATCAACTTGTAGGTTTGAAAATACTACATATAAGTTGTCCTTTCCCATTCCTCCCATAAGTTCCGCAAGGTCATCTAATCCCATATGCTTCGAAGTGGAATCATATGCACTATTCCAATGAGTCTTGTGTATTGTAAAAGAAGTATGGCCTACCCAAGGCGCTTCTGCGGGAGCAGATACAACACCACTAGTTCCACCAAATAGATTATATCCATTTACGTGTTGATTTGGTTCCGCAAGTAAAGTATAGGTTGTTTTTATATAATCTGGTGCTTCATTCTCTATTGCTACAATTTTATATCTAGCTTCTTCCTCCACCGCCTCATCAAAATCAACTCCTTTCTTTAGTATAATATAAGTATCATCATCTACTTTATTTCTATCGACAGAAGGAAAAGAAAGCCAAACATTGCCATCTGCAGCGTCATATATCCTATCCATAGCCAAGTTGTAATATTCGTTGGAGGTTTCTTTTACAAATATTTTATAATAATCAGCCCATGATGGATGTTCGCTATTAAGCCCAATGTTTATTGAGCTTGAGGCTGTTGCGTATATTTTTGGAACTATTTGGGTTGCTGCTGGAGAAGTAAATACAGGGGTTTCCCTGCCATATTTATCTCCATATACAACCCCAAAATTATATGTTCTTAAAGATTTTATAGATTTTTGTCCTACATTTCCATCTCCTTGGACTAATCTAACATTTATGTTAGCCTCAATCATAGGAGTATAGATATCCCCTAAGGAGGTTGTAAGATTGTAACCTTGAACATAATTAGCATAGATAATTCTATTCCCGGTCACCTCTTGTGCTAACGCTGTTTTAGGCACGTTATCCCAAACTCTTATTATTTGATTAGAAGGTAACTGTGCATATATATTTTCTGTAGTTATATCATAAGATCCACGTAAACTACTTTGGGATCCCGAGGCTTCCCAAGCAGCATCATTTTTGGTTATACTTTTTATAACGTATATATTTGGGGCTGTTTCATTTTTATATAATAAATCAACTTGAACGACATCTTTTGGTATATCTGAAGGTATAAAATCTTGTAAAGTTAATTCTTTTAAATTATTAACCATTCCTTTATTAAAAGCTTCGGTCGGATGATAACTAAAATGCCCGGGAATAAAGGCAACTTCTGAAAAAGGCCCTATTGTAGAGTATTCATTGTCTTCATATTTATATCGGCAAGCAAATCTAGGAAATTTACGCTCGAATAAATCATGACCTTCTTCTTCCAGGGCGATCTCATATACCACTAAACCTACCGGGTTTTCACTTGATAATGTCACTATAGTTACCTTCAATGTCATCCCCCCTCCATATGTAATATCGGTAATTACTACTCGCGCTGTATAATTTTCTGGGGGAAGTTGTCCCACTCCCGATTCCATTAATCGAAGAGTATCTCCTATTTCAAAGTTAGGGGGGGACCCAAAGATATCATCTTCAACAGTTATCCACATAGAGAATCCCTCTTCAAATAGCACATTACTGGCATTGGCAAAATTAACATCCCCGGTTATTCCACTAATAATTCCCTCTCTAATGGAAGTTAACTTTGACAATGTAGGGGGTTTTACCGGTCCTTTTTTAATAACAGTTATATGTTCCTCTTTTATTAACCCCTTGTTTGCCCCTTCAACAAATAATATAGTATGGTGAAGTCCATCATTATTAGTACCGTAATCACATCTTGGTATATTTATTTTTTTAGGCTCTGTTATTCCATCTGTCCATAATAGTAAATCGTCAATAATATTTATACCAGTAATTACCTTACTAGCGTTAAACTGTAATACTCTATCCGTAGAGCTTGTGAATTTCGTGTAAGCAGAATTCATTAAGGTCATTAATATAGGCGATGTTAGATTACCTGTACTAATAGTAATATGAGTAGCACTAATCGCGGTTACCTCTACTTCTAGTCCAGTAAAAAAAGAACTTGAAAAAGAAAAGGAAGTAATTATATCCCCCACAGCAAATACGGGGGAGACCAATGGGATACTTACGCCAGTAAGAACAAGATTAGTCATTATCCCTGTAGGGAGAACAGTTGAATATCCTGCTTTATAGTAAATATCCGCAAAAATAACGCTTATTTGGTCTTCTTTATACTCTAATATGTAGTCACTAACTGGATTTGAATAAAAATCCTCCGTTTCTCCGGTCGGCGGTGGTCCAAGTGGCCCCTCTACTTGTAATTCTACAGGGAAGTGTCCGGCAATAAACCAGTATAATGCATCGGTTTTCTCATCAGCAATACTACCAATACAGGTATCCTCATTTTTTAGGAAACTAGTATTGCTATTATCACTAATTAACTTATTACCTAGTATATTTTGGATAGTTCCTACGTCTCCTCCCTCTGAAGTAGAAACTTGTATATTCATTGCATCTCTGTACTCTCCGTTGGGAACAAGTCTCTCATCAACATCCTTGTTCATTTTACCACCGGTAAACTGATGTTTAATCTCTGGCATGTACTAGTGTTTTATTTGTTTCGATTTACCTCTTAAAATTTGAGTAAGTTCTTCTAGCTTAAGATTTGATAATCTTAATTTTGCAGTTCTTATAGCTGCAAATCTTTCTTTTTTAAATCTATTAACTTGATACTCTGGAATATTTGCTTTCCCAGCAAGGATCGCATGAGATATCCATTTATACATTGCTTCCTCCGCAAATTTATGAACTTGCATTTCACCGTCTGTTCCAAGACTATCGCTTATATAATCTAAGATTACAGTTTCTCCACTAATATTAGAACTAAAATGTATTTTTCCTGAATGACAATCTATATAAAAAGATCCGTTCACTTGAGCGTGTTGAGGATCCAGTCCAAACCTCGAGCCGTCCATCGGCCAATAAGCATCATCATCATATTGGTTTTGGTTTTCGGATGGTGTTCCTGACTTATAATTCGACCAAGCCGTAGATTCGTGGTTTTCAATAATATTATTAGTAGTAGCATTGAAAATATAGTCCCCGTCCGCATATTGTTTGAGACTTCTTGGATTAGAAGTTTTTATAGCAGGATATAATAAGTGTTTTATACCAGCAGAATCTACCCAGCTAATTTTAGTATAGTTTACATAGTCTTGTGGTAGTATCATTTGTAAAGACGCGGGCAGTATAATCTCTTGGGATTTGCATGACTTAAAGGTGTCAAAAGATAATTCTGCTAAGGCTCTCTGGGCATGGAAAGCTACATCTAATCTTTTAGCTTTTGAAATTATCTTATCTTCACCAACATATACTAGCATAAATTGAGTTATAATATCATCTAAAGAAGTAAATTGATAATTACCAAAATCATCTCCAGTATAATATTCTTCTTGAGTTATGTCATCTAATAATCCCATTTATTTATTGTTTTTCTTGTTGAACTTGCGACATTTCCATACCTTGGCCAGCCCTCATAATATCGGCTCTCTGCATAGCTACACCCGCAAATTTTAATATTTTATAAACTAGTTCTGTTTCTTCTGAAGGGTGAAGTTCAAAATTAGTGGTCTTTTGGGGATTTGGATCGTACAAAGCTTTTTCGTTAATAACTACATATCCCCATGACACCGTTGTTGGACGTCTAAAATAGAAAACTCCAGTAGGAGTAATGAAATCATCCCCTGCTACAACCCTCATTATACCACGTCTAATATTAGCAATAGGCCTTGTTATACTTGGTCTTGTTAAAGGGCCTCCCCGTCTAGCCTCATTAAAATCTTTTGTTTTTAATATCTCACAATTAATATTATTAAATTCTATTCTATGAACTCTATAAATATAATTCGGAAGTACTTTATTAATACCTCCACCCCCTGCCCCTGTATAACCACTTACAACAACCGTTCCATCAGTATTTTCAAAGACTTGTATCTTTTCCTCAAGCATGTCATCTATGTCAGCATACACATAATCATTCCCTGGTACTCTTGCTGCTTGGTTTAAATCATAAAAATATTGTTCAAATATTTCTAACTGTGCTTGATTAGCAAATAAGTTAAACTCCTGAGGAGTTATATATCCTCTTTGTTCTTTATTAGCGAACGCTAAAACTCTTTGATATACTGTGTCTATATTTACCATTTTATTTTTTTATTTATTATACGGGAATAATCTATTTAAAGTATTTTTCCTTTTGCCACAACCACAACCCTTATTTGTAGCTTTACTAATAGTATCTACAATTTTTTTTATACCCGTTGCTTTTGTAATATTCTCTATTGTATCGCCTAGTCCCTTTGGTTTCCTCTCCATATAATTTAATTTTTATGTTTCATATTGCCCTGATGACTTTTAAAATCACCAGGGATATATGAATGGTTATTAGCTTAACCTTTTCTCAATATTGGAGTAAATCTCCATTCCTTCATCAGTCTTAAACCATGCGGCTAAAGCTGAGTATGGATGCTCGTCAAATGGAACGTTCATTAGCTTTCTATCGTTAGATCCCCAAGTAAACATTCTTTGGTCAGAAGATAATTTTAATATCCCCATTTCTGTCGCCTTAATACCGAAGTTTCTAAGAACAACGTTTTCATCATTTACTAGTTCTAAGAACAACCCTGGGTTTCTCTTAGCATATAATAGTAAATCTCTTTTAAGTTCCTTAGAACTCATCTTAGATACCTTAGACCCAAGCTCAACACGCATCACAGCTTCTGCCATATCAATTTCCATAGACATAGCCGCATTTAATGCCTTGATCTCTAATTCTAGTATATCAATTTCATTTGCAGCAATAGCTTGTGGTTGTAGTTCATAGAACATCTTATTTCTATGAGGGTGGTATAAAGATAATAGCTTTTGTAATGTAACTTTATTTTTAGGTACGTGTAAGACTCCGCTTCTAAAAATAATATGATCTAGTCTTTGATCCCCTTTCATTTCGTCTACAAAACAACTTCTTTGATTTGAGGTGTGCTTCAACTCTCTCTCATATCCTAACTCTTCATCGAAGTAGTATATATCAGTAGCTCTAATCGATCTACTTAAAGGTCTTTTCCCATTTCTAAGAAGATAAGTTCTATCTTTAATTTCCCAAGATGGTTTCTTAGGGGCTGCTGCTTTAACAGCTACTGGTTTTGGCGTTTCCACCACTGGATCTTCGAAGAATTCTTCTACAACATCCATAATTTCTTTTTCAGTTACAACTTCTTGTGCAACTTCTTTTTTTGCTTTTTTTGCCATAATATAATATAATATAAATTAATAAAAATAAAGGGAGTGGAGACTAAGCTCCACCCTCTTTAAAATAGTTGTGCTTAGTTTAATAACATGAAGTTATTAGCACCTTGAGTAATTAAACATCTTTCTGATAAGAAGTTTACAGTCATTGCATCTAAATCAGAAGTAGAAGCTCCAACAGAACCTGTAATCCAAGTTTTGAATTTTCTGCTTTCTAATTGAGAAGCTCGGTATCTAACATGTAAGAAAGGACGTTTCATGTTCTTCCCTAATTGTTGGTCATAAACCGAAGACGTACCAGCTGGGATAATAATACCTCTAATATCCTCACCTGCAGTAGCTGCATTATTAATACCGCCTCTTGTAGCTAGGTCATTTAAGTATTTCCAATCAGATTTGTAGAAATCGTAAGATCCACGTCTGAAACCAGAGAAACCTAAGTTTAATGCCATATCTTCTGAGTTATCGAATACTCCGTAAGAAGTACCTCCAGCTCCGTAAGAATTCATAGAAGCTAACATGTCGTCGATCGCAAGAGATGTACCTCTGTTTAAGAATAACATGTTCTCCTCAATAGCACCGTTTTTATCAAACTCAGCTAAGATAGCATCAAATTCAGCTAAATCAGTTGCAGCATTCACTCCAGTAAGACCGGATGATTGATGACCTCTTGATTTAACAGCAGCGAATAAACCTTCAGTACCTGCAGTACCAGCACCACCATCAGTAGGTAGAGCAATAGCAGATCCAACCGCTACTAATTCAGACTCAATCATACTCATTTCACAGTAATCAGTAAATCTTGATCTAGTTTCGCCTTCAGCTTTTAAATACCATAAGTACCCGTTTTCTCCACTTTCACCAGAAATTTCAACCCAACCAATTTGAGCAGCGTCCGATCCAGAAACCTCATACTGGTCTCTTAAGATAATTGGCTTATTAGTGAATGTAGTGAATGATGGTTTGTTAGATCTACCTCCAACATAAGATTCTCCTTTTGCATTTTCAGAACCAAATACTAAGATAGTTAAAGTATCATCACTATCTCCAAAACCAGCGTCTGACATATTCGCATACCCATAAGGATCTACATCAATAGTTGCACTCCCTGCAGCAGCAGTATTTACACGTGCTGTGATTGTTTGTCCACCACCCGCAATTAATACTTGATCACCAACTCTAATACCATGAGTAGTAGTCAAACCCACTCCGTCAATATCATGAGATATTTCCATAGTACTTGCAGCTGCTGATGTTGTAGTTGCTTTATAAGATAAGTGTAACCTACCTTGTTCTGACCAAATAACTTGATCAGCTGACATAGCTTCTTCTGCTCCAACTTGACCTAAGAATCCTGAGATAGTACGTTTTCCGTAAACCTCAGCTTCTTTTTCCATCAAATCAGGTAAGTATTGCTGTGCCCATCCAGTATCCTGGAGGTCTAAATAATTTGCCGACGTAACTTGCTGCACTGGTGCTGCTTGAAACGCCGTCCTTGCTGTAATTGCCATAATTAATTTGTTTTAAATTGTTAATTTATTTTCTATTTTTAATTTTAAACTTAAAATCAGAAGAGTCATTACCTAAAACCCTCACTTTTATTCCACCCGCCTCAACCGCTGTATGCGATTGTCTTGGATCCATATTTATGTTCTTGGAGGTTGCAATACTATTTTTCATAGCGTCAGCCCTACCTTGTTCATAGAAGTGATTAGCAACTGCATCCGCGTTCATTGCTGTGAATAAAGATTTATGGTAACCCTTAGCGTCTTTTAATCCCATTTTTTTATCCAAAAACTTTTTGGTAAAATTATTTAGGTCGCTTTGGACTCCCTTAACCTCATCAGCATTGTTAACATTAAATCTGTATTTCTTTTCACCGACAGTATATTCAAAACCTTTGAACTTGTCGTTAAAAACTTCATTCGTTTTCTGTGTGAAAATATCAGAGTTATGCTTAGCGGCCTTTTTGGTCACTTCTGATTCCTTGTTATATCTATCAAAAAAATCAATCGCCTTCTTTTGCTCACCTGTGAGTTTTGATCCAGCTTTGATCTCTTCATAGTATTTAGATTTTTGACTATCTAAATATGTTTTTGCGCTAGCTATTTGCTCTTTTTGCGCTAATTTTTTTCTTCTTATTACGATGTCCTCATCAATCTCTTCGTCATAACTGAAATTATCCTGCATTAAGAAATCAATCTCTTCAGTATTTAAATGAGGTTTTGTTTTTTTATAGTACTCTCTTAAAATAGTAGTGTCTTCCATATCGGAATAATTTCGGTTAAGCTGTACGTAATCACTTAGATCTCCGCCAGTCTCTTCCATAAAGTCCACTAACTTTTGAATATTTTCAGGGAGAGCATCGCCAGTTTCCATAGACTCAGTGATAGCTTCTTCCGCTTCAGCCGCGATTTCTTCCATCTCTTCAGTAGGCTCATCAGTGATTTCTTCTAATACTGGAGTTTCCTGTGCCTCTACTTGTGCTTCTTCTTGTGTAGTATCTTCTGAAACTACCGTATCTTCCTTGACGCTAGTATCGCTTTCTTCAACTTTGTCTTCTACTAATGGAGGCGGTTTACTTAAATCTACTTTAGTTATGCTGTCATCTCCAGCACTTTCAAATTTACTTTCATCAACTTTTGTTGTGTTTTCATCACCTGGATCTTGTTGATCTAATTGTGTAATCTCTTCGACTACTTTTTCATTTTCATCTTGCATAATATAATATAATAATAGTTAATAATCTATCTAGGGTCAAATGTACCCAATCCAAAGCCACCGTCTAATATATCATTACCTGCTGACTCAAAGTTTTTAGGTTGTTTTCCTGTTTTTCTTTGGTCAATAAGTTCAGATTGCTGGGTTGCTTGAATTTTTGTTCTTTCGTCCTTTCGATCTTCTTTAGTTTTATCCTTGTCTTTTTGACTAGTCGTTTCTAATCCTTTCAATTGCATATTCATCTCAAACTCTAATTGCATCAACTCTTTCTTATACTGAACCTCTTGAGCCATTTTCTGAGAAGCTAACTGACCTTTTAATTGTTCTAATTCCCCTTGACTAGCCGTGATAGCTTGGTTCTTTTGTATTTCAGATTGAGCAGCAGCTTGTGCAGACTGCTGGTTCATTTGCGCTTGCATTTGTATGTTCTGCTGTTGTTGGGCTTGATCTTTGTCTAACTTTCTCTTTCTGCGTATCTTCAATAATTGGTTAGCCAGTTTGGTATTCCTAATTTCACGGATATCAATAGCATCGGATAATTCTATTATCTGTTGTTGAATAGCCATTTGTATATTGTTTTCTAACAACATCTTTTCCTCTTCGTCTGGTGTTAACTCTATAAATATACCGAAATCATATAAGTGTAATTCTCCCATCTCCTCGAGGGTAGCCACATTATGTACCCCTATCTGTTGTATAAAAGCCTCCTTTGTTGGGGAATACTCTAGTATATCCGATATTCTTAAAGAAAGACATTCTGCTACCTCTGCTGTTAAAAATAATCCCGCTTGTAATATATGTCTAGTAGCTGTATTAGAATTAGCTGCTGCTAATTTCTGTACTCCTACTAAAGCATTTTTATCTGGGGTACTACCGTCACGAGCCTCATTAAGACCAGTGACATCTCTTATCATTTGTAAGTAGTAGTTATAAGTACCGATTAAGCTTTGCATTTTAGCTCCTCCGCTTCCAGAAGATATTTCTTGAATAGGTACTCTTCCTGGATTCATATCTCCGTCTGACGTAAGCGATCTACCAATAACCGAACCCGTTTGGAAGAACATGTTTAAAGCTTCTTGCGGGTTATAGTTTGTTCCATTACCTAAATCTATCTCAGCTAAACCATCAGCATCTAAATAAACTCCGTCCGGCACTAACCTAGACATTACTTGTTGTAATTTTAAATGTGTTAATTGGATCATATCAGCAAACCCTGTTATTCTACCAACTAGCGAATCGATTCTACCATCATACATCCCAGGGGCTACAATAGCATAGTTCATTTTTACTTTAGTATAATCACTTTTAGGGCGGACCATATTCTTAGCTAACTCCCACTTAATTAATTTATCCGTACCAAGTATCATAGCTCCTTCATATAAACATTCGATTGAGCGTGACATTTTCCCATACCCACCTTCTTTATCTTCTGGCGGATTAAACTCGTCTGTCTTCTGTATAATCTTATCTGCACCAGTAGCGGTTTCTTTAACCTTATATACTTCGTTCATATAAGTCTTGTAGTTGAAGTATAATACTTGAACTGTATTATTATCATCTCTACTTCTTCTCGTTCCAGTATAAGTACTCTTACTAACTATCTCTTCAAGATCCTCATTAGATAAATGGGGGAACTGTTTAACCAACTCATTTATATGAACCGGCTTAACTTCACCAACATAATATATATCTTCAAAATAAGGGGAATCAGTATGGGAATATACTAAGTTAGCAGGATCAACGTAGTCGATAACTACCCCCTCTGATGTATTAAAGGTAGTCTTAGTGCTACCTATACCTATAGTTGTTAGGTCGCGATAAAATTGCTTTTTCTTTAGTTCAAATTTATTACCTTCCATCAGCACGTTTATAGCTTGCTCCTCCGCTATTTCTACTGCTTGCTTATAGGTAAGTTGCATATGAAGTTCTAGCTCCTCCTGGGTCTCCGGAAGCTCCTCCATGTTACTCTCTCTAACATTCAGGTTTAACTCTTTTTGGACAGCTGTATTAAATTCCTTTAAACGCATATCTTTAAGGATTGATTCCATATATGCGGTTCTTTTAGCAACTCCATTAGGATCTTGAGAATATGCTTTTATATCATAAGTTCTTTCTGCAATACCATTAACTACTATATCTACAAACTTAGAAATAATTGGAACTGGTTTCCAGTCTAAATTTAAATAGGACAAATCACCATTAATAGATAACTCATCCTTATACTTTTGTATAGGCTGCTCTCCTCTAGCATATAACCTAAGATTATGAAAGGTATCAGCATTAGCTTCATATCGGCTAACCCCATTAGTTTTATTAAACCACTCCCCCTCAATAGCTTTACCTACCGAAAGCCCATATTCGTAACTGATCTTTTCCGCATCGCTAACCACTTGGCTTGGGAAATAACTTTTAATGCCAGACTCTGCCATATTTATTATTTGATTATTTTAGAAGTACTACCAGTATTTGTATACTTTGCAATACTTATGTTTAATTTAGGTTTTTCTACTTTTGCGTTCGGAGCATATAAATGTCTATTGTTAGCCATAATAGCTAGCCCTGAACTTATCGAGGCATCATGCTTCGTTCTTTTGTTAATATCAAACTGAGCCCAATCATTTAGTAACTCATTAAAATATAAATCTCCAACTGTTCCGTCTTGGTTAAATCCAACATGATCCTGGATGTACATCTCAATCGCTGCAGCGTGCGCTTGTTTTATGTCCTCACTTGAATTTGGTATTCCTCCAACTTCTTTTTCTGCTACAGATAATTTATTCCATATCTTATCTGGCCTATTCATACTAAATCCTCTGTAACCCCTTCTCCTTAGATAATATAATAATCTAGGTTTATTATTCTCTGCTAGTATTGGCATACTATAAAATACTAAAGCCATTAGAACATCTTCAAAGAACATCTCCGCAGTCGGAGGTCTCGATAAATATTCTAAAAAGAAACTGTTTGCTGGAGCATCTTCCATGCTAAATCTAGTTAATCCGTGTAACGCTCCTTTTGATCCTCTACCATCAGTAGTACCTGATATATCATAAGAGTCACAACCAAAAGCTCCCATATGTTCATTGCCAGGCCACTTTACGCCATTCTTTATTATTACGCGGTTTTGCAATTGTTTTGGAGGAACCCAACTTACTTTAAATCTTCCCTTAGGATCTGGATAAAAAACAACTTGAGAATCTTTAATACCGTTAACCCATTGAAAGTTTCCTTGTGTAATACCCAGAGTACTTGACATTTCTTCGTTGTAATCTATTTGCTCATATATTTTAACTAAGTTAAAAATAGAGTTTTTTGTTTCGTCTCTAAAAGCATGCTCAGTGGTTCTTGGGAATTGTCTATAAAATTCATTTAAAGCATCTTGGTCATCCTTAAGACCATCAGCTTCATTTTGCCAATTGTCTATTACCCCTACATCTATTAATTCACCGTCTGGGGCAAAGATATCGATATTAGGAGTAGTAAAGACTGGAACTCCATGCTCGTCAATAAATCCTTCGTAGTTCCATTCCATTGGGATAAACAAAGAGTATAAACCAGACTTTGTTTGGCCATTTCTATTTCGCTTAGTGACGTCTGACGCATTATATAGTTTTTTAAAATTACTACCTCCTTTATCCAAAGCGTTTGATGTTGATCCCATCATACACTTACCTACTATTCTACTACCTAATCGTAAACACGTCTTTGTAACTCTCCAGTTATTTAAAATATTATCTGGTCTTTCCCACTTACCACTTTCATCATGAACTAGTAATGCTAATTTCTCACCATCATAACTATTGTCTCCAGTATTCTTCCAGTCAATAGTCGTATCTAATCCTTTTATTTCTTCTAACTTCTCGTTAGTTGTAATCTTTTTTCTCGTAAACTTACTCGCCGGAACTCTATATGCTAATTCTGATTTAGGACGATCCATACCGTCCTGTACAGGTTTAAAGAAGAACGGGTAGTTTATACTAATTGGTACAACCTTATCTGTAAACATCTTCTTAGCGTCTGATCCAGACTTAGATAAGATACCAAATCTACTATCACCTGCAAGAGTAGCTAGATTAACCGTTTCCGCTGAAGACATAAAAGAAAAACCAGAACGTCTATTTTTTAAGTAACACATTCCGTAGCATCTTTTGTCTGCCTTGCAAGCTTCCCAAAATATAAAGAACAATCTATTCGCCTCTCTAAAATCTGGTGCACCAACATCGATCTTGCTCCATTGTAAGTACATATAATGGGTTCCTACTAGGTATACTGGCTTTCCATTATTAATAAACCAAAACCCTTCCTCTCTCCTTTTAAACTCTTCATCTATATAATCAAACCACTGTTCTTTCTGTTCCTCTGGATAACTTCTCCAATCAAATATATTTTTAAGCCGAGCTAACTCTTCTGGTTGGTCAAATTTAACCCATTTATTTTTTTTATGTTTAAACACTTCTTTAGGAACCTTAGGCAAAGCTATCTTAAGGTTTTGTATTTCAAGTATCTCTCCTATTTGGCCAGTTTTAGATATAACAATTATATCATGCTCTTTGTCATAGCCATACTTCCATTTCTTGCCTTTGTTAAGCCTATTTATAGTAGTCCTTTTTACAGGCTCTACCGTCTTAACTAAACTTTGCTTGTACATTACTTAGATCTACCTTCCGCGAATCCTTTAAAAACTTTTTCCTTTCTCTCTTCAGGTGTTTTTCCCTCGAGTAAGTTCTCTTCTTCTTGGATTCTGTTAAGTATTTCAAATGCATCAAATATGGCTAGTTTTTTAGTGGCTGCTGCATTCTTAAGTCTATCTGCTGATATGTCATCGTCTGAATCAACGATTGCTTCCTTCGCTACTTTAATCAGTTCTTCAACTGCTACTTGCCCAGCCTGGATTATATTCCTCTTCGTCTCCTTGATATTCATATTTGATTGTAATAAAATTAGATAAAACTCGATATAGTCTCTCGCCATCAACGATAAACTCATATTCACTACTTGGCCTAAAACCAATTAGATCGTTGACCTCTACAGTACCGTCTGAATATTTAACAATACCAACTAAAGGTTTTTCTGTATCAATGTTAAATTGATCTTGGGTTTTTAAAGGTTTTACGAAGCAATACCCCTTTGGAGCAATCCATTCGTTATTTCTCTTATATAAGAAAATTTGATCTTGCGTTATAAAATAAGTAGACTCATTAAAATAACTTCTACTATTCTTTTCAATACCTTTTACATTGTGCCATCTTCTAAAGACGTTATGATGTATTATAACAGTATCCCCCGCTTGTATGTCTGTATGTCCCGCTATTGGCGTCGATATAATAGTTGCTTCTCTATTTACATATTGGTGATTAAAAACCTCAGTATTAAGTATGAGCTCAGAATCCCCAACTGTCTTCTTATTATTATATCTTTCTCCTTTTGGCGCTACAACAAAGTTGTGTACGCTCTTCATTAATATTCGAGATTATACTCTACAGATACTGCCATGTTCTTATTAAAATCTTTCCATGGTAGTACGTTGTTTTTCTTTTTTATATAGATAGAGAACTTTGTATCTTCTTCTATGATATCGCAGATAGTATGACCACCATACACTTCTTGCCCTACGGCATAGTGCATGGCGTCATTCTTATAATCTTTACCGATACTAATCTTTCTTATTAACTTCGCCATTTTCTGGATAATTTATAACTCCATCTTGAATATTAACATCATAAGTACCGTAATCTTTTTCAAATTCAGCTTGTAATAATGTTAACTCATCTCTTAACCCAGCAATGTTATGCATCATCTCATGCTTTCTTAACTCTAGAGATCCTATTTCTAATTGAGCTCTATTAATATTGTTTACTGTCTCTTGAACTTTTGATAACTGGTCATCAGTTATTTTTTCTGGTTTAACTCCTTTAAGTTCTTTGATTTTTGCGTTTGTACCTTTTGCCATTTTATTTAATTTAAGTTAATTGTTTATTTTTATCTCTCGAATGATAAGATTAATTTAATTGGAGATTGATTATACATCTCATCACCATCATCAATTTGTCCGATATTAGCTTCTTCTAGTGTAATTTGTGTTGCTGAGTCAACTGTTTTAATAGTTCCAATCTGAGCGTTATCATTAGCGCGAATATAATCTCCAGGAGCTAATGTTAATAGAGCAGATTTACCATCTAACGTAAGCACTGTTGATGCCCCTGCTAGATGTTGTGCGGTAACTGCTGTTGTACTAGCGAAGTTAAACGTTCCACCCGCTACACCCCCAACATATATTCTGTCAAAACCACCTTTCCTATCAAAGCTTGAAATATTACCATCATCACTTGTTAAGCAAAGAGAAGGGGGAGTTGCGTGTGCCGTGGCAATAGATTGGTAATCAAGACTGTTTTGCCCATAATCAGCAGCAGCAATACTAACAACTCCTAATAAATCATTTGAAACTGGTTGTGTAGCTGTAGCACCTTGAGTACCCATAGCTAAAGTGTTTGAAGAAAATATTAAATCAAATGGAAGAGCTTGTGCTGCTCCATCATTACCCCTAACAACAGCTGTTACACCTATTAATCTATTTGTTCCTTTAGGTACCTCAAACGCTGTTGAAGGGAAAAGAACATCGTCCGCTGCATATGCGCCTCCATCTAAAACTGATATTGAACATATAGGTTTTACTACTTTTGTGAAATATTTTGAAAATGCCATAATTTTATTTTTTTACTTTTTCTAGTGATCTGCCGCCAAAATAAGCACCGATCACGGTTATTAATACTATTTGTAATAAGCTTGTCCACTTCTCTTCAACTATAAACTTGATTGTACCAGCGTCAATGAATATCATTAAAACTGTTGATACAACTAAGAATGCTAAGACAAGTGGTCTTATATTTTTTGAAAGCCATGAATCAGATTTCATATCAGCTTCCCAACGAGATGTAACTTCTTTTTCCATCTCTATCTCATAATTACTTATAAGTTCCTTTATTTTAAGTTCTGCTGCAAGTTTTTCTTCTTTAGATGTATGTAAGTTGTCTATAACTCCACCTATACCTTTTACTAGTTCAGTCGCTCCAGAAGAAAATATTTGTGTTAATATACTCATAATTTAATGATTTCCATTATTTGCATCATTCTCCCAAGGGAATTCCGTACCCCCAGCTTCAACCCATTCCCCATTATAGAGTATCATATCAGCCCCATCGATAGTTTGCCTAGGGTAGATTATACCATCATATTCTACGTCATTATCAGAATATTTTAGTTTACCTAGCTTTATATCAGTAGCGTGGCGCATCTCATGTACTATCACTTGTGTTTCTTCCTCTCCACCCGGGATTAGTTGGTCACTAATATAAATACTTCCATCCATATTAGCTTCACCTAAGACACCTTCTTCAAGTGGGACTCTAATAATAGGTGTACCAGGAATAGAAGGCTCCTCACGTTTAAAACGTAATTTACTTTTTACTTCACCATTGCTGGCTTGTAAACCTCTTTCTCTACCTAGTTTAAACCCCATTATTTTTTCTTTTTCTTAACCTTCTTTTTAGGAGGTCTACCTTTTTTCGTACCATATGTTCCTTTTCCTTGTGGCATATTATCTATCTTTATCTTTAATCATATCGTCTATAGCTTTATTGAAAACTTTATCTGTATATGATTTGTTATTATAAAATACACTTCTGAAAGAAATTGGTAGATCATCCTCCCCTAAAAGTATTTTGTACATTCTAGTTATTAGTTGTTGAGCTTTAAACGATGTTTTAAATATAGAACCCTTGGATTTCTTTCGATCTCCTTCTCGCCATACATTTACCCATTCGTCCCTTCTAAGCTTCTCCCAACGGTTCTTATCCCAAGTCATAGTATAAGTACCATCTTTAAACTCTTGTCGTGTAAATCTTTTTTTACAGTCTAAATAAATTAATAATTCTAGATCTGCATCTGTTAATCCGTAAGTCTTACAGGCCCATTTTCTAACGAGCCTGTAATACTTAAAGATATTCATTTCACGCAAATCTTGCGCGGTTAATCTCATCTACTATGTACCAGCAGTATAAACTACAGCACTAACGGCAGCAAAAGGCGCTGTGGCAGCAATGATTTTAAGTACGCCTCCATATTGGATTTGACCTGCGCCAACTTCTTGGGCTAATCTTAAAGCGACTTCGTCAGATTTTCCTACTGTAGTAGTTAAAGTAATTATCTCCGAAGAAATATCACTGTCATCATTGGCAAATAGTAACTTCACGGTATCCGTGGCAGTTACTTTGATTTGATTGATGCTTTTAGCAGGAAAAAAGTTTTCACCTTCCCCAGCTGCTTCTACAAAATGTAACATTTTCATAATTTTTGTTTTTTTTGTTAATTAATTAATTTTGTTTGTTTGTTCTTGAGTTTTAGGGTTTGGGGCTTGTGGTTTGGGTTAATCTATGTATAATATCACATATAAACGTGATATAATAAATTTATTCCACTAAGACTACATCTCTAGCTTGTATAACATGATAAAGGGTATCCTTCCACGTTATGCCATGGCCAGCATGTTTGTCATAATATATTGTATCCCCGTCTTCTAACCCTTCGGCTAAATTTCCAGCGGATATTATCTTTGCTTTTAAATACCGGTTATCAACATCAGTATCATCTGTCATTATAAGACCAGCTACCTTTTTAGGTTCAGTCTTAAGCTTGTCTACTATTATATAGTTATTAATTGCTTTCATTCATTCTCATATTTGAAATTACACAATCTGCAGATATTATAGTAGATACAACACTTACTGCATTCTTAAGAGCGGACTTGGTTACAAGTACCGGATCTATCACTCCAGCCTCAATCATATTGATTCTCTTACCGGTTATAGCGTCTATACCGAAGCCCTCGTGGTCTTCATACCCGTTAGCCACACTTATACCAGCATTATGTAGTATTGTTTCAAACGGTGCTCGTATTGCATTTAACAGTATCTTTTCACCAATACTTTCAGACTTTACATATTGGGAAGCATTCAACAGTGCGATACCACCGCCTGGAACAATACCTTCTTTAAGAGCAGCTTTAGTCGCATAGATAGCATCTTCAATCCGATCTTTCTTTTCCTTTAGCTCAACCTTAGAATCAGCGCCTACTTTCACCATTCCAACAGAGCCAGATAGCATTGCTAACCTTTGCTGCAGTTTCTTCTTAATAAAAGGGTTTTTGTCTTCTTTATCAATTAACTTCTGTATACTCTTTACTCGCTCTTCTAATTCTCCCTCTGGAGTCTCTATAGTTAATACAGTATTCTTGTCTTCAGTAATAGCAGTATAAGCCTCACCTAAGCAGTCTATGTTAATTAAATCTAAGTCATCACCTAATTGTTCGTTAATAACCTTCGCTCCAACTAAGAACGCTAAATCTTCAACTGTGTCTTGCTTAGTAGGACCAAAGCCTGGTAAGTCAATGATATTAACTTTTATATTACCTTTGACTTTGTTCATAAGCAATGCAGCTTTAACTTGTTGTTCTACTGGAGCTACAATAAGTAAGGAACGCTTATCCTTAATAACATGTTCTAATATTGTCTGAATCTTCCTTATGTTAGGTATTTCCGAATATACTATTAATACTAATGGATTATCAAGTTCACATACTTGCTTATCCTTATCAGTAACGAAATGTGGTGATGTGAGTCCTGAATCTACTTGCACACCATCGACTATCTCGACGTATGTTTCTTCAGTTGGAGATTCCTCCATTAATACCACCCCATCTTTACCTACTTTAGTATAAGCTTCTGCTATAATCTTTCCAAGCTCTTCGTCGTTATTACAACTTATAGAGCTTACGGATTTTAGCATATCACCTTCGATCTTTACGGAAACTTTGTCTAGGTAAGCATTTACCTTTTTAAGGCCGGACTTAATCCCGTCTTTAATTTCCCTAATAGTTTCTTTGCTAGTATTTACTTCTTTTAACAATGATTCGGCAAGGACGGTAGCTGTCGTAGTACCGTCACCTGCTTCTCTCACTGTATTTCTAGCAGCTTCTTTAATAAGGGTTGCGCCCATATTTTCAACCGGGTCAAATAAGACAACAGATTCTGCTACTGTTACACCGTCTTTTGTTATGACCGGGAGTCCTCTGGCATCTTCGTATATAACGCATTTACCAGATGCTCCTAAGGTTGACTTTACTGCTTTTGCTAGTTTTTCAACACCAGCTATTATTTTACTCTTTGCGTCATCGCCAAAGGATAAGTCCTTGACAATCTCGCTTGGTTGATTGTATTCCATGTATTAAATTAAATTTGATTAAATTGTACTACTTGCTACTTCCCTGTCTTCTCGTAAGACTTTGAGCTTTTTAGCATTTCTGCTTTCGTTACTTTATGTCCCTTCAATTTTTTATGTGCTTCAAAGATTTTAGGTCCTCCTTCCGGGTGGGCGCGAAGTTCCGGGAAGTTTTGGTAAGCATAAGCACCAAGGGTGTCTCCTGCTGTCGGAAGAGTATCTTGGATTATAATTTTTTCATCATCAGAGGTTTTTTTATCGAGTAAAGGTGTGGATCCAATTCCAAAGTTTCTTTGCATTGGACTGTCTGGACTCGATTTCAGTTTAAATGGTGTTCCCATAATTATTTTTTGTTTTTATTTAGTTATTCAAATGTTTTGACCACTTTTGGTCCTTTTGTTGCTTCTAATTTTTTAGCGAAGTGATCGACACTACCATTTATAGCAGCTTCTGCACCTTCTATTGTTTCTCTACGTGTAACATCGTGCCACTCTCCTTCCTTCTCAGGATTTAAACATTCTGTTTGGTAAAAACCATTGGGTAATTGGGTTATCCTCCAGTTCTTCTTTTCGGAGAGGTGTTTCCATTGGCTAATAGTTTTTTCATTCGGTTTAATGTTGCCAGTAGTTGAACTGGTCTTATAATACAAATAAGTCATTTTATTTTGGTTTTAGGTTATTGACTTGGTTTAGGGTGTATCCCTATATTTATCTTTCTGATGGAGGCACGTATCCCTCGTTTCTGAGGTTTTCACGAATAGTCCCTCCCTCCTGTGAGTTTTTCCATAGCTTATCAAGCTTTCTGACTCTACCCTCAGAGATAGGCTCTCCCTTTATAATCATAGGCTCGCTCTTTGGCATCTCGTAGCTCGGCATTTCTACAGGTTGCTGGACATCGGTAGGTGGAGATGTTGGTAATTGTTCAGCCCCCCTAGACTCTATACTAGTGGCAGTATCTAATAAACGTCTTTTTCTCTCGGCTTCTTGCTCCTCTACACCCCCGTGTATTGCAGCATCATAACCCGCTTCACCAAATTCTGGGTCGTCCTCTTCATAAATTTCGGTCTGTTCAGCAGTTAACTCTTGTTCTTGTGCTAATTTAGCCGCTCTATATTTCTCTATTGTACTCTTGGTAGCTTTCCCATATAGTTCCTTAGCCCCCCGTATTTCCTCATTTCTTGCGCGAATTGCAATATTTTGTTCTTCTAAAGCTACCCTTTTAACCTCCTTCTCAGCAGCTTTTATTTTTTGTTTCTCCAATAATTCAGCTTCTCTCTTTGCTGCAACTTGTGCTTGGCGGGTTTCCTCCTCCTCCACTAGTTTTTGGGTAGCTTCAGCCGCTAACCGTTCATTCTCCTTCTCTTCAGCTATCTCCTCAGGAGTTTTTGATACTTTACTACTTTCCTTGCCGCTTGGGTCATACGTTCCTTTTGGGTTTATCCACTCGTCGGTACCCTCTTCATATTCCATTGCAGTCTCTGCTTCTTCATAGCCTTCAACTGTAGAAAGGTCGTAGCCGAATTTTTCAGCTGCTTTTTCAAACCTATTGGTACCCTCCCTCGTGGCTGCTGTCGCAGTTGCTTTTTGCAATTTTTCCTTATTTGCTTTAGTCGGTAATGAACGAATAGACCTTGGCTCTATAGTAAGAGGAGCGTCTTCTTTACGTTCCGCCAGTAGTCTAGCTTCCTCAGTAGCCTTTAATTCCTTAGCTAACCGTTCTTTTTCCGCCGCATCTATCTTAGCTTGGTTCTTAGCTTGGTTCTTAGCATCCCAGTCCGCTTGGTTCTGGGCTTTTTTATCTTTTATTTTTTGAGCCGCGATTTCAGCCGCGCTCATAACACCCCCAACCCCTTTCTCTACCGTTCCTTTAATCCATTTTCCAGCCTTCTTGATCCATCCTTCCCCTTTCGGTTTTTTGTCTTCCTTTTTACTCCCCTTCTTTTTACTATCTTGGTACCTTTTTTCTGCATCAGCAGTTCTCTGAGCATCATTTGCATCGATGACAGCTTGGGTATCTTTACTTGTCCACTTCTTCTTAGTCTTTGGTTTTTTCTCTTTATCCGGTATATCACCCATTTTGAACTCGCGCCCATAATCAATCAACCCAATACCTTTGGACTTTCCATGAGCCCCCGCTGCCCGCAGTAAGTCAGCATCTGGCCCCGAGGGTGCTGCAGCAACTATTGACTTATTAGTTTTAGTAGCCTTAGCCACTGACGCTTTAACTGCTGCCTTATGTGTTGTTGTCCCCATTATAATGGGTTTATTCATGTTAAATGCCATAGTTATTTATTTAGATAAAATCTCCCTTTACGATCTGTAGGTCCATATTCCTTACTCCCAGGGGCTAGGTGCTCTCCGTACTTTTCGGTAAACTCAGTTTGACTTCCTTCCCATACTATTCTGCCTGCTTGGTCCCTTAGGTTTATTTCAGATTTCCCATCTTCCCCCTTAATGTAGCTCCCCCCACGTTTCCCCTTCATTTCTGTAGTAAAGTACTCGGAGTTATTTTTAACCAATTCGTAAGGAGGGGCTTTCTTCAGCTCCACCTCAGTGAGTGCATCTTTTACTTCCAGGTTCTTAATCTTAATCATCCCCGCCATTGTAGTGGGTTTTATAGGTACCCTCCCTGGTTTTACTTGTTCAGCTGTGTTTTCATAAAAATAATCAAGCAAGGCTCCTCTCTTTAGTTTCCTTTTTCCTGTTGGGTAAATTCCAGTTTTCTTTAATTCATCGTCTAAAGCCTTACCTTCTTTTATTAACTCAACCCCCTTCATTGTTGCTTCAACACATTCCCCATGAGCGCCCGCCATAAACCCCTTTCCACATCCTGGATCATCATAGCCCGGATCAATAAAGTCCTCTCCTGCCCCAGATATCAATTCTCCCTCTGAATTCCACACCGAAGTATTTTTCTTGTAATATTCCTGTCGAGTTTTTAACTCCTTCATTTTCCCCAAAAGCTTTTTAGTACCTTTGGTTTTAGTATCTATACCCTTGTTATATAAATCATCAATAATTACAGCTTGATTATAAGCAGCTGTCGAATCGCTATGTGCTTGTAGTTTTTCTTCGTACTCAGCCATAACCCTAGCATTATATTCCTCCGTAGTCTCTTCCTTGGCACCACCAACTTTTACTTCCGGAAGGAGGATACCCGCCGGGTCTTTGTCCTCCCTCATTGGGGACTTAGATAAGAAGGGTGAATTACTCTTATGTATGCCATCTCCACCAGCTCCGCTATCCTGCAATCCTGTAGCGGTGAATTTCTTTTTCATGTTAAATGCCATAACTAATATTTTCCTTTATACTTAGACTTCGTAGAACCACTTCTACTATTCCTCGCTCTATTCGCTTTCTTTGGTACACACTTCCCATTCTCCCCAACACTATGATCAAAATCATACCCCTTCCTGCATTTAGCCTTCTGTGCCGTTCTCTTCTTGAATTTACCCCAACTAGACATCGCATAACGCTTATCTCTAACAGCCTTCTTCTTAGCAGCTGAAGCCGATAACTTCTGCTTATGTAAAGGAGACCCCTCACACTCCGGACATTCCCCAGCAGCATTCCTACGCTTCTTTCTCCTCCTAAGTGACATTGTATAATTCATATGCATATGATCACGTGGTAATAACTCAATTTAAAATATGTTGTAAATATTGAGGTGATGGGCAACATATAGGTATATAGAGCACCCCCCCTATACTAAAACCCATTCTAGTTACCCCACCCCCCCTTCCATTTCATCGTTTCCCTCAAGGGTTTTCACCTTTGCCTTTCGGCTGTGTTCTCATACCCTGAAGTAGTTTCCCATTAGATTATTGGGCTTTTCCCTGGCCCACAGGCTTGGGTCCACGATCCCTGGATACAGGGGGGCGAGCA